TTTCGTCCCAGCGACTTTCAAATAAATTAGACATTTTTTTCGTCTCCTAATAAAATATATTTTATTGTAAACCAGCTAAACGCTTGATTTCAATGATTTTGCCCTCATCGGCATCTTGCTTGGTTTCTTTTTTATTACCAGTTACTTCTTTAGTTTCAGCTAAAATCTTGTTTGTAGTTTTAGCGTCATTCTTAAGAACTGCTGGCAAATACTTATTGAATGATGTTTCTAAACGATCAGTTTGAACGTTTTCTAGTAATGTTGACATTACTTCTTTCTGATCTTTGTTTAGAGGAGCCATCATTTCAGATAACTTTGTATCGCGGGCAATGCGATTCTTGATTTTACGAATCTCTGCATCTTTGCTTTCAACAATTGTTGATTTATCTTCAAGTGCTTCTTGTGCTTCAGCTAGTTGAGATTTAATTTCTTCAACTTGCTTCTGCAAATCTTTGATATTTGCATTTTCATTTAAGTGTGATGTAGCAAACTCTGCCGCAAAAGTTTCAAAAATCTTGCGTCCAAAGTTATTTTGACGAGCACTGTCAATATCTTCTTTAAGTTGAGTTAATTCGTTGTCGAGGTTCTTAGTTACTGATTCTTTAACTAATTTGCTTGCACGGTCAATAAACTTAGACTTTAGCATTTCAATTTGCTTCTTGCCTTCTGCTACTAACTTAACTTTTGCTTCAACAACTTCTTTCTTATCCTTATGGAATTCAGAAATTTCTTCAGCTAGTGCATTAACAACAAACTTTTGTAGTTTGTCTAGTGTTTCTGCTTGTGCTTTGCGATCTTCGTTTAGTTCAGCCAATTCAGCTTCTAACTGCTCAGCCATGAAACTTTCAAATGCTTTTGTCTTATCAGACATTGTAGCATTGAACTTAACACGATCTTCCTCAAGCGCCTTGCGTTCTGCCGCAACTTGCTCAATTTCCTTAGTTAAACCTTCGGTAACCATTTTATCTAGAGCCTCAACCATTGTTTCTTTGTCATGCTCATAACGGCGTGAAAATTCTTCACGTAGTTCACTGCGAATCTCTTCACGAGTTTCAGTTACATGGGCTTCCCATGCTTCTTGAATTTCTGCACGAGTTTCTTCGTTTACAATGCCGCTTTCAAGCAATGGTTTGAGTGCATCAAACATATCGGTCAACTCCTAAGTTTAAGTTCTTTGATTAGGCGTAAAGCCTCATCTTTTAAATATTTTTGCACACGACTATTTTCTTGCGCTTCTGCAGCAATTCCAAGTACTTGATGTCCACCTCTCATGTTCAACAAGCCTTCATAAATTGCAGTTGGGTATGCATTTGGCGCACTAGGTTGTGCAACTACGTCTACTGTGACGATCTCGAAATCACTGACCTCTCCGGTCGATTCGTTGACATTGCCGCTACCGCGACTTGATACTCCCAGCTTGACACCGCTATCTAGCATAGTGCGTACCAGTTGACCCATCGGTGTTGGGAGTATTTTTAATTTACCATAACCATTCGGACCGTCCATCCACATTTCTGTAATCATGTGGCAAACACGATCAAGGTTAATTTTCAGATCGTCTGGATGGTCTACTTCTCCTAATACAGAGTTGCCTTCCGTAATCTGTTCGTTTAACGTTGACACTGCTTTTGTAATTTCATTTACTGGATAAACTCTTTGGTTTGCGTTTTTGACGCCACCTTGAATACAAATGCCTTTAAGGAATAAATCCTTGCCATCATTTGTACTTTCTGTAACCATGCGAGCTTGATCAAATGTCAAGTTCTCTTTTAGATATACTGAAGTCATTCTATATTATCCTTGTAATATTAAACCTTCTTCATATCAGGTTTAGTTGTGCCACCCATGTCTTGTGCTTTTGGTGCAGGTGCGCCTTTTTCTTCAGCACTGCTAGCATTTTTAATGCCACCTTTGCCACTCTTAGCAACAGTTGATTTTGCATTGTCATCAGCGCCACCTTTTGGTGCAGGTGCTTTTTCTGTGTACTCAACAATCTCTTCTGCTTCTTCGATTTCTTCAGCGTCTTCAGCAACTTCTTCATCAGCATCTTCAAATGTTACTGACTCATCTGCCTCTTCTGCTTCTTCTTCAGCCTCATCTTCGCCTTCTTCATCAGCGTCAACAAGAGCAGCGAATTCTGCTTTTAGAGCTTCCATCTCATCTTCAAGTTCGATTACACGGTTTTCCATGTCTTCGTCTGCTTCTGGATCTTCAGCTGGTTCATCCATGTCCATTTCGTCTGCCATATCATCAGCGGCATCTTCCATGTCATCATCTTCTTCACTGATACCTTCTTCGTCAGCTTGAATTTCATCGATGAAATCTTCTACTTCATCTTCACTAGTTTCTTCTACGTCTGCCTCATCAACTAGGTCTTCGCTAGTGATTAGGTTCTCGTAGATTTCACGAGAACTTTCAATCACGATTTCGTGAAATAGTTCACTCGCTTTATCTTCTTCTTCATTGACAATTAGGTCAATAAGTTGTTTCCATTTATCACTCATTTTCTTCAGACTCCTATTAGGATAGTTATTATGGTAATAGTATTTACATAATTGTAATATAAAGGGTAGAAAAAAGGCGAAAAAGTAGCACTTTTAAGGCCTTTTTTGGAGATATATAGAATATTATCCGAAAAGTTCTTTATTCTGAACTTTCTGAACTTCCATATTGTGCTTTGATGCGCTTCAGCTTCTCATATTCTTCAAACTTTTTAGCTTCACGAATACGACGCATTTTATTAATTTGTTCTAGAGTTAGACGTGACTTTCTAGTATCACCAAGTTGCAATGTGCTTTGGTCATCCTCACCGTCATATCTATTTTTTACAAAAAGGTCATTAAGTTCCATAACTGTATTTACCTTTTCTTAAATTTCTTCTGTTCCGGCTTCAGGTGCTTCTCCACCTTCATCACCGCCAACATCAATATCAACATCACCACCTTCAATGTCAGGTGTTTCAGCATCTAGTGTCTCAAAGTCAGTATTAAGATCACCCGGTGTAACCCCAACACTTCTCAAGTCTTCAGCACTGCTTCTGTTGAATTCTGAAGTACCATTTTCTTCAGCCCATAAACGATCGTTTTCGGTCATTTCTTCTTCGCTTAGGCCTAAGAAACGTTTTAACAAGAAACGTTTGCTTAAGAAATCTGTGCCAGCTAATCCTTGGAATAGACTTGCACGTTGACTATCAATCTCTGCTTGGCGATATGCAGCAAAGTTCTGTGGCTCATTGAAACGTAGTTCAAACATACTGCTATCAATGTTATAACCTTTCCAGTTAAGGAACATTTTAAACTCAAAGTCAAATGTACTTGCTACACTTGCTTGTAGTCGCTTACAATACTGATTGAATCTGTATTCTTGAATCAATGCTGTACCAACACGCCCATCAACATAACCTGCACTGCCATCTTCACTGCCTGTTGGCAAGTAACTGCTTGGAATACGCAGACCGCGGAATAGTTTGTTCGTGAAATATTTTAGATCATCAATCTCACCAAGTCCTGTACCACCTGGCAGTGTATCAACTTTTGAACCGCGTCCTTCTGCTGTTTGTGGGAAAAAGTAGTCTTCATTAATTGATAATGGATTATATGTTGCATCCATCATGCTTGTGCCGCCGCCGCTCTGAGTTGGAATTCTGCGCTGGTGGATTTCATTTTTAACACGATTAACATAGCCCATTGCCATGTGTGCTGGCATATTACCTACATCAATATAGAACACACGTCTTTCAGGCGCACGTTGTACACGATAGATAATAATAGCATCTTCTAGTAATTCTTTTTGTTTGTAAACTTTAAACACGCTTTCGAGTACACTAACACCAAAAGGCCAGTTAGGATCCAAACCTTCTGTTAAACTAATGTGTACTACATGTTTTGCATCAACTGCAATCTCATTTGAACTCTGGCTAAAACGTGACCCTGTTGTTGGTGTATGATTACCCAAATTGTATACATTGCCACTGGAACTGGTTGTTGGGTCACCACCCTGTTTACCTGTGTACAAGTCACTATGTTGTGGCTGTGTAATACTTAAATTTTGTAAGTTTACATTGATGTTTTTAAGCACATACTGTTCTGGTTCTTTACCTGCACTCTCGTTTACAATAACTTTAACAACATCTGCATTGTCTACCCAATACCATTGGAATGTTTCTGGATCACGGATAAAGATCTGATCACCATACTTAATGGTATTACGGAAAATTTTAAAAATGCGTCGGTCAAAATCGTTTAGGCTAATCCAATTAAAAAGTGCTTCACGGATAACTTGCACTTCAGTATCACTGGGTTGGTCTTTAAAGAAGATGTCAAATGCTGTGTGGTTTTCCACATTTGTTTGTGTACTAAACTCACTTAAAATATCAAGAGCTGCGTTAATTTCACTGTCACCATCCATTGTCTCATATTGATTATATCTATCAATACGGTTAGGGTGACCAGTGTATACTTCTGGTAACACGCTCTGATAATTCTTAAATCCTACATCAGCTTGGCTGTATCCAGTAGGTGTTGTAACTGATCCAGTTAAACTATTTGCATCAACTACTTTAAAATATTTTTTCCAACTCATTTTCTTTTCCGTGTAATATGCCTA